GTTCACTGTTGCTGTGCTGGCGGCAGTGTTGTCTCAATGGGTGAATTTTGGGGATTTACGTCATTTGCAGTTCTTAGGGACTAGGTCGAGAGCTGCACTTCGTCCGTTTGGTAGCACGTGGTCTTGGAATGTGATCACGGGCAGAGCGAACTACTTTTATGGTAGTGGTTACGTCACTACGTGGAAGGTCATTGTGCGAGCCGACATTTTGGCACAGATGATGACAAATCATTTCTCCACGCGTGTGTCCACCACCATGAAGAACTCTTGCCGGCAGACAGCTTTGGTGCTGTTCGAGGAGGAGATTGAACGCTACGCGACGACGAGTTTTTGGCAATATTCCTTCATGATGCGCATGATTGACCACTGTGCGTATTATGTCACTCAGCGACTTGAGCTTGGTACGGTGCTTGACCAGCACACAACGTCGAATCTCACGGTCACCGCGTTGGTGGACCAGGATTTTCGGAGTGGGGGGGCATCCACGGGGACTGGGTCCCTATGGATGCGTACCGGGCTTGGCCGACCCCCACTGAGCCGTTAGGACCGTTTGAACTCTGTAATTTCAGGTTCAATCTAATTAAGTGTAAGTCGAGGGGCGTGACTAAATGGTTTGGTGGCAACGCGGTTGGGGAGCCGCAGCTGGTAGACTTTAAGTTTCGCACTTTGAATCACACTCAATTTAGGGGGGAGAACGTGCTGGTCGTGTCGCAATTTGCGACAGGTGCGTGCAAGTATGCTTGCACGCCGGAGGGGTTGCGTAGGGGTGCCATAAACAGGCTGTTGGGGGTGAGGAAGAACCCTGTGACAGGCCTGCCAGACGTGGAATGGCACCAGGGGCTAGTGAACAGACAGCAACAGCTGTGCGCTAGTGCAGGTATGAAACGTTTTGTGAAGTGGTATAGGAAGAGCTTGCCACCAACTGAGGATTATGACGAGTTGGTGCACAAGTGGTTGGTAGCACCACATCCAAAACGGGAGCTTAGGATGCGTGAAGCGCGCAAGGCTCTAAGGAAAGGGCATAGGTGGGTAGATCGTCGCCGCTACGTCGACTACAAACTTAAGCCGGAGGAGATGCTGGCTCCAGGAAAACAGCTACGTTGCATAGGTGAAATTTCTGCATTATCAGCCTTTGAACACGGCCCGCTGGCCGATGTCCATAAAATGGTATTTGCCACCCCCTACCACTACCGTGGTGGTAGCATGGTGTTTATCCCAGGACCGAAGGAGGAATATCTTGATGAGGCGATGAGGTTGCTGCGCACATGCCCGCAGCGCATTACCTACATCTTTTTCTCTGACGACTCATGCATCGCAGTTCGATGCAAGGATGGAATATTCAGAGCTAATTTGGATCTTAGTTGGTCTGATGGCTCCATGTTTT